TTTATGTGTGCCCAGAACAAACGCGCCTGCTGTTCCATAGTCACTCGTTCCGCTCCTGTTCGCGCGGGTCCGGCCGCGCGGGATTGGTGTCCGTGTTGACTTGTCCATTGAGATACGCGCGGAACCACTCGGCCTGCCATGCGCGTTCTGCGGCCCTGGCAGCGGCCAGTTCTTGGTTCGTCGCCTCACCCCGCGCGTAGCGTCGGGCGACAGCGATGGCCTCATGTGGGCGCCGATCTGTTGGCGCCCGTTTCTCCCAGATCGGCAGAACCCGTTCGGCGCAGTCACACCCGAAGAGACGTGCGAGTCGGTCCCGCATCGCCGCCCGTTCATCAGGCACCGCACAGAGCGCCCACAGCGCATCGTCAATCCCGTTGGCGTCCAGAATCTGCAGCAACGTGATCGGCGTCTCCTTGCCGTACCGGGCGATACCGCCGAGCGCGTGAGTCAGATGGCGGTACCGATCCGGGCAGGCATCGGCTGACTTAAGGAGAGCAAACGTGGTGCTCAGCATCACAGCCCCTCCGCCCACTCCGCATTGCGGTAGGCGTCAATGACCGCCTTGGCGATCTTGAGACAGGCGGAGAGGGTCGGAGTCAGCAACTCGTTGCCGTGCAGCTTATTCAGCACGTGCTCGACCGCTCGCGCGGCGACCATGAGCGCCCGCTGTTCAGTCAGCCGCATCCGCCGCGCCTGCGCCTCGGCGGATTCGCTCGGCTGCATCGGCTCCAAGCGGCAGTTGATGATGGCCTGCGTCGCCCGCATGCTGAGCGCGTTCTCGGGGGCCTGGGGCAGGCGGCTCATGGGCCGTGAAGTCCAGCCGGGAAGCGAATCAGTTTCATTCGCGTCGAAGTGAACAATCCCGCCCACGTCGTGCAGTGGTGTGGTGATTGGCATCATTCGGTCCATGCCCTTTCCGCGCTTACGCGCCGGCCTCACCGCTGAATTTCGGGAAGGTCTCAACCTCAGCATTCCACTTCAGTAACGAGGTCGATTTGCCGGCGAGGAAGGCATTCCAGGCCTTGATGACAAGCGCGAGCTTCTGCGGTTCGGTCAAGAGGTGCTTCTCGCCCCTCAACCCCTCCATCCGTCTACGAAGAATGAGAATGGGGCTCTGTTGAGCCAGTTCTGCCCCAGTCGCCAGCTTCTCGACAAATTCTTCTGCCTTGCTTCGGTGTTTCTCGGCGTTCATGTAGAAGACGAACGCCACTTGTGAAATGGGTAACAGGCCAACGATGCCACCCCTCCGCTTCTGGACAAACTCCATCGCTGCCGATAAACGCTCCCGATTGCGTTTCAGATAGCTCTTGATCTCTTCGTTCGGGATGATCGTGCTTGACCCCGTGGTCGTCAGCACGCCGCGCTGATAGCGGATGATCAACCGCGCCACCGCCGCAATCGCGTGGCAGTTCTTGAATCCAAGAAGGCCAGCAATGTCACCCCCGCTTCGAGACCGGCCGGTGTCAAGACTCGGGAATACCACGTAGGGCACACCGAAGACGCAGTAGCTGACGAGAGGCTTGTTCGCGAGAATGCACGCGCGAAGGCGCGTCTGTCCGTCCATGAGTCGCCCGGTCTCGTCATACACGAGCGTCTCGCCGTTCTCGCGCCAGTGGCCAGCGGAAATATCCGCCGCGATTCTCTCGGCGCGAAATTCGTTGCGTGGTCGGTTTTTCGCACCAGCATCAAGATCGGCTTGGGCGGTGACAGGAACGAACTCATACCAGCCATCTCGTTCGTCGGGTTTTCTTACTCGTCGCTTTTCCATGATTCACTCCCCTGTTGCCTTTCAATGACCATCGTGATGGCGTCGAACACAGGGGCCAGCACTGAAAGATGTGCCCAACGCTTCATCCACTCGCGGGCTTCGTGCAACGCCTGGTCGAAATGCGTGCTGCCCGGTTTCTTCGCCGCCCGTGGCCCACTTGGCTTTTTCGGTTGTGTTTGGCCGCGAAGTTTCTGATAGGCTCCGTCGATGCTGGTCTCACCCCGCCGCAATTGCTCTTTGACTGACTCCGGCGCCTTCTCGGCAATCGCCCGCGCCTTGTGAATCGTGCCCCCAGAGAGACCAGAAGCGCGGGCGAGTTCGGCGCGGGTGTCGACACTTCCGTCAACGTTGACAGAAGTGTTTGGCCTACCCGGAGCCGTTCCGCCGTGCTGTCGTTGCTGCGCCTTTGCCCGCGTCGCAATCAATGGCTCCAGTTTCAAGGCGAGTTCTGCCCGTTGATACGGCTGCAAATTTCGCCGGCCGAATTGATTGCGGATGATCCACAACATCGCACCGTTGCGATCCTGGCAGGGATGTTCGACGGTCTGAAACGTGATGCCCCACTTCCGGCAGACGTCATAGCGATTGTGCCCGTCGAGGATGATGGCGTTCCATACCACCAGTGGGTCGCGACAGCCGTCCGCCTGAAGATTGGCTTCGAGTTGTCGCCGTTCCTCGGCGCTGAGTGGTGGAATCAGCGCGTGAAATTCTGGATCGACCTTCAATGCTGATGGCGTAGTCGTCACTGGATTGACAACGGCGGCGTTTGGTCCGATACTGGGCACTAGATTCAACTTCCCTTCTGGCCCGCCTGACCGCGGGCCTTTTTGTTAGGCGGCCTTCCTCACCAGTGCCGCGATAGGCACACCCGTCATCTGTTCAATCCGCACCGCCACGGTGAGTGAGGGTTGCCGTCGCCCCGCGAGCATATCGCAGAGATGCGACGGCGAAATGCCGAGCGCGCGGGCGAGCGCCCGTTGCGTCAGCCGACTCTGCGCGAGATATTCGGTCAGGTTTTTCGCTTTCATGTTCGCACCATGCGGACCACATTACGCCGCGTGCGTATGGTTGTCAAGCACTATTTTAGCCCGTTCCGCCCGCACCCTGGCCCATCGAATGAGCGCCGCCCGGCGGCAGTCGGCCGTGCGCTTCCCCTTGCCCGCCAGGCCACCCTTGCGGCCGAGGAGCTGTGCGGCGGACTTGAGTAAGGCCGGATCGTCGTAGTCCTGAGGCGCGGAGAGAATCGCACCAGCTTGCTTGATGGTCATAATCCCCCCAGCCACATGCCGCAGACTGTTCCACACGCGGCGCCGATGGCGTAGGTCGCCCGAGCTCCTGGCACGGTTGAGCGGTTCGCGCTTTGGCTATTCTGCCACCAAACCCACGAGATGCTAAACCCGGTCAGGAACGCGCCGAGCCACAACCCGCGCGAAATCAGCCGGACGTTCAGGGCCGTCAACGCGACGATGAGGAAGCCCTGACTAAAGAGCGTCAGTTGTGGCATCGCTCTCCACCCCTTCTTCCACGTCGAAGAGTCCGCCCGACAGTCGGCGCGATTCCGCCAGTTGTAGATTCTGGACGGCCAGAGCATAGTAGGACTCTTTCAGTTCACAGCCAACAAAGCGCCGCCCAAACTTCACCGCCTGGAACCCCTCCGAACCGATCCCCATAAACGGGGAGAGCACGACTTCTCCAGGATTGGAATACAGTTTGAGACATCGCTCAATCGTGCCCAACTGCAAGGGGCAGATATGCTTTTCATCATCCACTCCACGCCCCTTGGCAATCTGAAGGGTGTCTGTCTCGTGGACCCCCAACCAGATCCCGTGCGCCCATTCGATCCAGGTCTCGTTGTCTAGTTCTCCGTTCTCGACGGGCCGGACGGGCACAGCGTTATCTCCTGGAGCCTTGAAGATTAGGATCTGATCGACAAGCGCCGGACGACTGTCGGCAGAATCCTTCCGCAACTGCACAAACAGAAGCGCCTTACTTTTGACACGGATGGCTTGCGCCTGCGGGTTCTTCTGGATGAAGGCCCGCCCGACAAACTGCCATCCGGCCTCATCATAGGCCCGGATCACCGCCCCAGGAAAATCACGGACGCCGATGAAGCCGTCGCGGGACTGCATCGCGGGGATGTCGCTCACATGCACACAGGTCAATCGTCCCAGTTTCGTCACGCGCCGAATCTCGTTGATGATATAGGCGTAGTGGACGAAGAACTCATCCCATCCCTTTGAGTTGCCCAAGTCGCGCGGCGAGTCGGTATAGGTAAACAGGTCCGCGAAGGGCGGAGAATAGATGCTCAGGTCGATGGACTGGTCTGCCACGTCACCTAAGCGTTCACAGGAATCGCCCTGCATCGCCGTCCACAGGGTTCCCCGCTCCGTGTGCGTGCTGGTGTGTGTCATACGCTCCCGTTCTTGATGGAGTTCACGCCGCTCGTGGTCCTTGACATGCTGAATCAACCCGGTTCGTAGCCGTGCGGCCATTGCGTCTTTTCGAAGGATGTTTCGGTAGATGCCTGATTCCTTGTCTGAGAGGATGACGTGGACATCCACCGGGTCATGCTGTCCGAACCGATACATGCGCCGACAACACTGATACCAGAGCTCCCAGGAGTCGTTGAGGCCGAAGAAGGCCATGCGATGAGCGCCCTGGAAGTTCCACCCAAATCCGCCGATCCGTCCCTTGGTCACGAGCACACGAATCCGACCATCTTGAAACGCCTCAAAGGCATTCGTCTTCTTCTCCGGCGCATCGCTCCCCGTCACCTCGACCGCGCCGTCGATCGCCGCCGTGACTGCTCGGCTTTCAGCGTCCAGCCCTACCCAGACGATCCACTGGTCCACATTGCTGTTGACCAATGCCTTGACCACGCCCATCCGCGCCTCCAGCGTGCTCTTACGGACACGCGAACGGTCTCCGACGCCCTTGAGGTCCATGAAAAACAGCGTATCGCCATCCGGCGTGTCGCCGGTCTGCACGAACGTCGGCAGCACGTTCAATGGTGGCAGAATGAATCCGTCGTCTTGGTAGCCGAGGTCGGATGGCAGCGTCAACATCATCGACCAGGACGCCAACCATCGGAAGAACGGCTCTTCAGCCGAATGCTTGAGTCGCCATTCTTGTCCGCCGTCATTGCGTCCCTTCCTGCGATACGCGCGGCCGTCTACGATCAACGTGTGCTCCTTGTTCGCGTTGATGAAGAACATGGCCCGCATTTCGGCCGACGTGCAGACACCAAGGAACTCCGCATGATTGCCAAGTTCCACATGGTCATTCGGAGCCGGAGTCGCAGTACAACAGAGCCGATACCGCGTTCCCGAGAACATCTCCGTGACCATCCGGCGCGTCTTCCCGTCTAGCGCCTTGAGAATGCTCGATTCGTCCAGGACCACCGCACCGAAGTCGTCCGGGTTGAAGTGTGAGAGCATTTCATAGTTCGTGATATTGAGGTCGTTACCGCACTCAGACCCCTTTCGGACTTCGGCAATGTCAACACCAATCTTCCTACCCTCTCGCACGGTCTGCCGCCCAACCGACAGCGGGGCCACGATCAGCGTCTTCACGCCGAGTAATCGTGCCCATTCAAGCTGGATAAAGGTCTTCCCGAGGCCGGTATCGGCAAAAACGGCTCCTCTGCCCTGCCGAAGCGCCCACCTCACAATGTCGCGCTGGAATGGAAAGAGTAGTGGGTTGACCAGTCCGCCGGATGACTCATCAATACCGCATGGTTCAGCACGGATGGTCTTCCGTGCGAGAAACATCGCGTAGTCGTCGCTCATAACTACTTCACCATCCGCGCGCCGCAGACCGGGCAGACGTGGCCGCGATAGCGTAGGCTGATACGATGACCGCGCTCGCACTCGCTCAGCCCTTCGCGCCGTAACTCGCGCGACTCGATCGGCCGGATGGTCCGATACTGAATCGTCCCGTCCCGCATCGTCACCGGGTAGCGTGGCTGTGTCATGAGACGAGAATATGCCTAGCGGTATGCTCTGTCAAGCGAAATCGATAAGGCCCTGCAGATTTCTGAAGGGAAGGCGAAAGCGGAGAGATACGGCAGGATTCCCCTAAATTCCTTGCGCCTTGCCGGGTAGGCTGGCCGATCGTCCGCCTCAGCGGGTCAGACTACCCAGGCGGCTAGAATCGCCTCTGAGCGGCTACGCGGTTCACTTACCAGTCGGTCGCCTATTCCGTGATGGGCTCGAAGCCGACCGTTCCGTCAAGCGTACCCGTGTGCCCGGCCATCTGGCCTGCTCCCGCGCCTCAGGGGTGGCCGACACCAGCCAGGCGTGCGAGCAGACCGGGCAGACGGCGAACGTGCCACGGCTATCGGTCACGCGCTCGCCGGGCTCCTGGTGGCACGCCGGGCAGAGGGAGGGATCGGGGTTCAGTAACTGGGGCACTTCTCGCGAGACCATCCGCGTCCCTTCGGACTTGACCGATGAGCACGATCATAATCGCGCTGATAGTGTGGATGTTCTTCAATGAAGCGGCGGTACATGGTGCGTTGACAGGTTATACATTCCCGCACCCCGCCGTGGATTCTCAGGTTCTCTCCGGCCAGTGGGTGCCCGCGCTTGCAATGGGTCTTCGTTTGGTTCTTGTGCCGCCCCTTCTTCACCATATCGCGCATGTTGTCGAGCGGTGTACCAACGAAGAGGTGGTCTGGATTGAAGCACCGCGGATTGTCGCAATGATGGCAAATGAACCTGCCGCGGTCGGAATGGTCAAACCCCGTGAGGACTACCGCAGCTGCTCTGGAAATAGCCAACGCCTGACCAAGTAATTTTACCTTCGGTTTTCCGTTGGACACGGGTTTCGTCCAATTCCAACAGCCCGTCTCAGGATCAACGCTTCGGTATTGAAGGAGTAGTTCTCGGACGCGCTCCGGCGTGTTCCGGATAGGTTGCCAATTGGTATACTGTGAATCAGCCATGACGTTCCGCCTCCTGTGCGGACGTTGCGGTGAGGGGCGCGGCCGTGTGAACAGCACGACTGCGCTCCGCTCATTATACCGCGCGATAGTCTCACCTACTACACTGCCTGAACAATTTCCACAGCCAGCGCCACCAAGCCCCTACTTCACGGCAAGGCTTGCGGGAGTCGCTGGGCGTCGCATAAAAGGGCCGGAGGGCCCTGACCAGTCGGACCAGAGCTGGCTGGTGTCGAGCGCGCGCACTTTGTAGATGTAGCACCCGATCGGTTTCGCGATCAGGGTCGCGGCCATGCCCACGCCAGTCGTGGTCGCCGGCTTCCCCAGATTATCTGTGCGGCTGGCCGTCCCTGCGGGCGCAGTCACGAGGTCACAGGTGTTGTCCGGCTTCACAATCAATTGGAAATAGCCGCCTTCGTAGTGATCCGCTGAGGCGAAATCGGCATGGTCAAACACGACCGACGTCGGATTGGTCACGACTTGCGCGCTCGCCACGGTGCCGAGGAACAGGCCGATGCTGAGCGCTAGGATGTAGAACAGGAATCTCTCAAGCGGTTTCATGTCTGACACTCCAATGGCGGATTCGACCGCCCATGACTCTTCCTATTTCGGTAGGCGCGCGGCAAGTGGAACTTGTCCATCTTGTAACAGATCATCCGTTCGCTGATCCCCAACATCTTCGCCGCTTCTTGTTGGTTCTGATTCGAACGGTGCAGCGCTTCCATCAGCGCGGCGCGTTCGATTCCTTTCAAGCTGATGTCTGGTCGTTCAACGCCCTGAATACTGAGCCGCGCCAACGACTGCACAAGCATCTGAACGGCCGCCTCCAGCGCCTCGATACGCGGCGTCAACGGCTCGGTCATGCCGGCGGATGCGCCTGCAGCCAGGCGTCCGCCTCGGCCACCGTGGCGATCCCGGCTTGCCGGAGCAGCGCGATCCGCTCCTCATTGGTCAGGCTGGCCGTCTGGCTGGCAAACAAGCCCTGCACCGCATGGACGAGGCTGGTCACCGCCGGGACGAGCTGGTTGATCGTGCCGATGATGGCAAGCGTTTTGTCAAGGTCGCTCATATCAGACTCCTATCGCGCCGCTAACAGTGATCAGCAGGCCCGAGACTTCCGTCAGCACGACGCGCAATTGCTCACGCAGTTGGACATTGTCGACGGGGACGATCACCTGCAGCACGAGATCATTCATGGCCCGCACGATGATCCCCACCTTCGCCAACACCGCTCGTTTGCTGATGTCATCGCCCGTCACCGCTTGCAGTTCAGTCAGGCCATCGGCCAGCATCTGTGCTTTCAGGCCGAGCTCGCGCGTGACGCCGATCACGACCCGCGCCTTGTCCGTGGGCAGCAGTTGCGCCGCTTCAGCCGTGATCACCACGCTCTGCACCGCGCGCACGGCGTTCGTGACTTGCGTCCCGTAGGCGGCAATTGCCCCGACGGGATTGGTCTGGATGTGTGGGTTGCCGCCGCAGCCGGCGAGCGTCAGGGACGCACAGGCCAGTACGGCCAGCATCAGTCGTATTCGCATGATCTCTCCTATTTGTTGCTCATTCGAGTGAGTTGGTCTCCGCCGGCTCTCGTGAACCCGTAAATTCCAGCGGCGGAGGTGGCGACCGCCACCCATCCGGCGAAGTAGCCGAAGAAGGTGGTCCGGTCGACGTCGCCCGTT